CAAACAATTAGAACAGCATCCCTGTCTTTTTTTCCCTTGCAGCCTGCCGGCAGTCACGGCAGATGCGTTTTCCGGTCTGGTTCGGCGGCGGCGCGGGCTTTGCGAACACTCTTCCGCAAACGTCACAGTAGATACCACTATCGGCCCTTGCCGGGCGAAATTCCCAGCCCACGTTAGTTCGTGTCATCGGCATTTTCGTCACCTACCGGCATGCGTTCCTGCTCCAGACGCAACGCATCAGCCTGAGCATCTTTGAGGTGATCGTTCAGGAAAAACCACCCTTTCTTTGAGGCCTTCCGCTCCATCATTTCCCGTAGCTCGTTGTCCAGATAGTCGATCCCGTGCCCTTCGAGGGCCGTTTTCCGAACAGCAAACGCCAACTCGTAGTACAGTGTTTCGACTTGATCGTTCGGGTAGTTTTCCACCTCGGCGGCGGACTCGATAGCGTCCAAGCAAGCCTCAAAGTAAGGCACCGGGGGCATCTTGGAAAACGCCTCGTCCCACGCTTCCTTGGCCATGGTGGCTAATTCTTCGTCTGTGTACTCGTCCATATTTCCTCCTCAAAAATGCCTAAAGACCTTGAGCCCTACGGGGCTCAAGGTTAGCCAATGACTCTTTATCCATCCCAGGTTGCAGCGCACCAATGTTGAATGGAATATCCGATGCTACGGCAATGGGTTCATCCATGCAGATGGTCAAACGTAGATACGAAGAACCGGACGGGTTGTTTTCAACAATAATACCGTCGGCGCAAACCATAAGCGGCGTACAAACCATTACACCGTCAATGACTAGCCCATGTTCTTTCGATAGCCGCCATCGTGATTCACTCATGGCTAGAATAATACGCAAGTTTCCCCCATTAATCAAGCACTCGCCCCTATTAATCAATTTTTTCTAACAATAATTGCCAATATCCTATCTAGAAGAGTAGTATTCTACATATGCTAAAGAAGACGGAAAACGAATGGATTATCCCAAAATTCCAGCTACGCCACCGGGTTAGACTCGCTCGTGAAGTGGCGGAAATGCAGCAAATAGAGCTAGCGACAATCACCGGCCTAAGTCGGGCGTCGATAGCGAACATCGAGGTAGGCAGGACAAAACCAAGGAAGGCATCCCTAAATCTTATCGCATTTGCTACTGGCGTTGACCCTGACTGGCTAGAAACTGGTGAGGCACCGCCTGGGTACGATTCAACGCAGATAGCATAATTACTATTTTTTATAAATGGGGGAGTGATCTAGGCCACAACCCAGACTATTTGTCCCCCATAGTAGGCGCCTGACTGCATGATCGTGGGCACCGGACAGGTGACTGTACCATCGGTGCCTAGCCTTGCCCGTGCCCCTACAGCATCGTTCAGGTCGTTAGTGCCAGCTAGAGCGGCATAGATGGTTTTTGTTGGCCGGTCACTAGCGGCAAGGTTGTTCGCCAACAGTCTTGTTGCGGCAACAGCGTCACTGGTAGTACGAAACTCAAGGCTCAAAATCCGAAGTTTCCCTATTCGTTGGATCAAGCCGGAGGCGTTGCGGAAGGACGTGTTAAGCGCGACGGTTTCGGTGCTTGTAGTCAGTGCCTCTGACAGCTTTGCTGCATTATTGCGTTGAACAGCGGGAAATTGACTGATTGCATCGCTTCCGTCAGCATTGAGGTGCTGAATATTGCGCGGGTCGGTTATGGCCATGAAATATCCTATCCTTTCCAAGTGCCGTTAGTGGTGGCCCACTTAGTGGTAGTGGTGGCCCACGTGGTCGGTTTCGGCGGCGGCGGGGGCGGTGGTGGTGGGGGCGTTATCGCGTCGTCGGTCGGTCCCCAGGCACAGTAAAGATCGTGAGTGAAACCCCAATGGTAGAGAGTGAGCGTTCCACCAATCGGGTAATAAGTTTGCTGTAGCAGCAGTTCACCATGGTATTTTGTTGCCCACTTGTCCCCGGTCACCTGAATGTACCGGTTGGGGGTTTCCCAACACTCCCAACCAAGATATGTGTTGAGGAAGTCGGCGTTTCGGCGGGTGTCAAGTCGGATTCGGCGGGGGCTCCCAAGCTGGGCTTTCGCCAGCTCAGAATGATTTTCGGCGTAGCCGATAATACCGCCTTGATCTGGGCAATATGGGATATCAAGCTCGACGATATTACCCCTATCCCATTGGTCGCGGGTTTCACGAAGGACTCGGGTATCACGGGCGTATTTGCTCTTTCCAAACAGGCCACCAGCGCTATACAAGATGGTCGTGGGTGTGTTATCGGAAGTCCAGGACATGCCCTGATCCAAGTCTATTAACACCTTGGGGGACAGTACCCACGGTGCGCCGCCCTCTGGCGTGTCTAGCTGGTGAACTGTCGGCGCTAACCTTTTCCAGTCGGGGCACCAAGCGGGGAAGGCTCCTGGTCGCCAAACCAATGATTCAGCTAGTTGTTTCACACTGATTTGATTCTCGGGTGGTTCAGCCAAATAACTTGTATTTATATCCAGGGCAATAAATGTGCCTAATTCGCGTTGGACACGCCCTAAACGAGTATTAAAATCACGAAGGTTTTTAGCATCATAAAATAGACCGTTGAGCCTGTTTGACCAGGTAGGGGATTCAGTGGCGGTAAAATCAACGATATAATCACCGATTTTCGTGTCCTTCGGGGTGACTTTAAAATCGTCGATAATGCCCTGAAATATCACTAAATCGCCACTCGCGGGTTTAGCCGTAATAATGAGTTCTGAATTGACCCATTTTTGCATTACCCGCGTTAAAGTAACGTGCTCCATGAGCATTTGGAATTGACACGTCCGATTGGCTGGGGCGCGATAAAGGTTCGTGCGCCCCCAGGTGATGGTGAGACCGTCAACGACGGCACGTAAGTTCAGGTTCCATTGGCTGTTCGGCGGGAAGATTGAAATTTGTAGCATGTTTGCCATAACACCCATGGTTAGCGCCTCATTCGTTCGTCGTAGTAGTCGAGGATTTCGCGGAGTTTCCGGCCGGTCTCTAGGGCGTCGATGGGGCCGTTGATAGTGATCTCGAAATTATTAATGACCTGGGGCGTTGGCAAGGGCCGGTTTAGTAGGTTGTGGAAGGCGGCGCCAATACCGCCGCCGCCGGCACCATGGAACGTCCCATCGTCGCCGCCACCGAAGACACCGCCGCCACCGCCGCCTACACCGCCAAAGCTACCGCCGCCACCGAAGATACCACCAGCATCACCAGCAGCATCCAGAAAATCAGTGATCCACTGGAATGCCGTCTTGATGACGTCAATAATCTTAAAGAACAGGTCCTTGAGCCAGCCTAACTTACCGCCAATGGCAATCACCGCATCCACCAGCCCCTTCGTCAGCGCAACAGCTAGTTTGCCGACAATGCCGACCACCGCAGACGTTGCCGGGGCTATCGCCTCCATCAGCTCAACAATGGGCGGAAGCAACTCAGTAATCAAATCAGCCAGCGGCGGCAACAACGGCGTGAGCGCCTGCACCAGCTGCACAAAGATATCAGCCACCTGAATGATAATCGGGATAATCAGCTCAATAATCCGCACCAGGGCAGGGAACAGGGCTTCTGCTACCTGCATCAGGGGCGGAATAATCGGCAACAAAGCCTCAATCAGGGACTTTATCAGATTAGCCAGATCAGGTAGCAGCGGGGCGACCACTTGCAGAATCTCAGCTAGGGCGGGGAACAGGAACTGTGCGACCTCTGCGATCACCGGAATCAGCATGGCCACGACGTCAGCCAGAATGCGGATCGTATCGACGATCACCGGAATCAGCGGGATCACTGCTTCAATGGCCATGCGGAGAACATCACCAATCAGGGCACCAATGTCACCTAAGATCGGGGCAATGGCTTCCATGATTTGGGCAAACGCGGGGAACAACACACTGGCCAGCTCAGCGATCGACGGCAACAGGGCGGAGGCAACACCAGCCAGCGTCTGAATCAACTCGATGATGACAGGCATGATAGGCGTCAAGGCGTCAATGGCTATGCGGAACACCTCACCCAGCAAGTTGGAAATGTCCCCAACCAGCGGGGCAACTGCACTAATTGCCTCGGCCAACGCGGTGCCCAGGAACGCGACCAGCTCAGCAATCGACGGCAACAGCGGCGCGAGTGCTACCACCAGGTCAGCAATCGCCTGCGCTATCGGCCCAAACATTGGCGCCAGCGCGTTCAGCGCTTCAACCAAGGCTTGACCAGCTACTTGGGCGATAGTGGAAAGCGGCTCCACCAGCTGGGCGATAATCTCCCCCAGGGCGGATAGGATACCGCCAAAGCTGGGACCTAGGGCGATACCTAGCTCGACGATCAAATCCAGCAGGGGGCCTATCAAATCTGACAGGCCGCCTAGGGCTTCGATCATGCCCTGAATCAGGGCAGTGGTCGCCCCGCTAGAAGCGTACTCCTGAAACTTCTCACCCAGCGTTTCGAGGACGCCACCGAAAGCAGCGCCAAAATCCCCGGCTATGCCATCTAGGCCGGTGCCAATGGATAAAACACCCTCTAGCAGGGTATTTAATCCGGGACCCATGGCGTCTGTGAACTCACCCGCAGACGCGATGAGCTTTTCTAATTCACTTTGATTGCTGACAATCGTATCGACAAGCCCCCCCATGAGGTTGCCAACGCTAGCACCCAGGCCAGCCATGGGCTCCTCAAGGTTGGTGATAAGCCCGCCTAGATTCTCGAAGGGCTCCTCAAGCGCCGCGGCGAACTCACCTGACACTGACTCCTTCAGAGAATCGAACGGCTCCTTGAGTCCTTCGGCGGCTTCCTTGATACCATCGAAGCCCAACACCACGGCGCCTAGAGCGGGGCCGGCCACCGCTGCTAGCGCGGTGGCGCCAGCGGCAACCTGACCAATGGCGCCACCAGCGATAGACACCAGGGAGGTAATACCGGTTGTCAGCCCACCAATTTTGGTGGCCATGCCGGCAGCCTGGGCAGTCGAAGCGTTGATATCCGCCGCCATCTTCTGTGCGGCGCGCGCCGCCTCAGTGAATCCCTTGGTGTTGGCATCACTGACGATGTTGACCGACAGGATTGCTGACTTCTTTTTCCCCGCCACCGGGTTTCTCCCTTATCTCTTTTTCGCTGCTTCCGCCTGCTCAGCCATGACCTCTAGCATGGTATCTATCCATGCGGGGTCCTCCGCCAGTAGCACACTAGGCGGAATCCCCGTGTTCACCGCTAGCAGGGCGATCACTCTACAGGCGTCGCCCCGGTAGGGTTTAGGCCAGTCTCACCACCGGACTGACTCAGCGCCTCGACGCTCTCTAAAAATTCCTCGAAACTGTATTCGGTTTGGCCAGTGCGTTGCAAGGCCTTCCAAGCTAGGAAAGCGGCAAACGTCAGTGGGCTATCTGTTGCCGTTCCCCAATCGCGGAGGCGCGCGGTGCGCTCAAACGCGACTTGATCGGACAGAATAGGTGTCACTTCGATTTCTTCACCGTTGGTGTATCGGACGTTAATGGTTAGTTTCATCGTTTCTTTCCTTCGATTTTCCCTAAGATTCGGTCAATGTGTTGCTCATAGACTTTGAGCCATAGCTCTTCGTTGGCGGCGGCGGCGGTGGCGACCCATGGGTTCGGCGCGATGTGGCGCTTTGGCCAACCCCAGTGAATCGGGTTTGCGTAGGGAATGAGTTTCCGGCCGGCCCTGACCATGCCAGCTTTTTGTGTGGCACCCGCCCTGATACTCGCGGCTAGCCGGCCGGACACTTTCGGCGCCAGACCGGCCGCTATCGGCACGATGGTTTGGGCGGCGGCTAGATTGGCATTGCGGAGGTCTTTTGTGTCGCCGCCTGCTTGCCGGATAGTGCGGCGAAGATTCTTCAGACCCTCTACCTCGGCGGAAACATCCACATGGCCGGACAATTTTACGGTTCCTCAGGTGTGAAAACAGGCTCCCCAACCAGCGGAAATGTGAGGTCTTTACTCATTTCTTTATTCACCTCACCACCAACGCCAAGGGGGCGCACTTTCACGGTGCCGGTAAATTTTGCTGATTTCTCGCCCTCTACCGGGCGGAACTCAAACTCGACTTCCTTACCTCGGTTGGCAAAGCACCAATCAAAAATCCCATTTTTCTTGAGGTTAATAAAGCAGGTAAGCTCCATTGTCCACGTGATGGTGTCCTTACCGGGCGCATAGTCACCCGAAAGGACGTGTTTGCCGTCCTCGGTGTTTACAGCGGGGTTCAGCTCGGCCTTGGTGACCAGGGCGGAAAATTCATTCTGAGCACCAGCTTTACCGAAAACCAGCTTTCCGGGGCCGGTGGAGATACGACTGTCTAGGGTGTTGACATTCGCCATTATTTATGTGCCTTTCAATTCATAGGTGACCTCAACCGCTGGTAGGGGGGTTTGCCCGATAGCGGGGAGGGTGATTGTGGTGATCTCGATATCCGTTGGGTATCGGGTTTCCAAAAGGTTTAGCAGGTCATCGAGCATGCCCATGAGGTATTCCACCGCTAGCGTGGTGCCTAAATCGGCGGCAACAAGGTAAACGCTTGCCTCGGCGGTAACTTCACCGCGGGCTAGCGATTCGATTTCCACCTCCTTCAGGGCAACCCAAGCACCAGGAATACTGACACGGTTTGGATTAACCGTCGCGGAAATACCGATATTA